CTACAATTAATCAATTAAGAGAAGCGTTTCAAATACAACGTCTTTATGAAAAAGACGCTAGAGGTGGAACAAGATATACAGAAGTAATCCAAAGTCATTTTGGAGTTACATCACCAGACGCTAGATTACAAAGACCAGAATATCTAGGCGGAGGGAAAGATAGGATCAATGTAAATCCTATAGCACAAACAAGTTCCACAGATGCAACAACACCACAAGGTAACCTTTCAGGTTACGCAACAACTGGATTTATGGGTCATAAATTCAGTAAATCATTTACTGAGCATTCAGTAATAATAGGGCTAGCAAATGTATTTGCAGATCTTACATACCAACAAGGGTTACCAAGACACTTTAGTAGACAAACGAAGTTTGATTTCTACTGGCCTGCCCTAGCCCACCTTGGAGAACAGTCAATCCTTAATAAAGAGATTTACGCCCAAGGAACATCAGCCGACGATTTAGTATTCGGCTATCAAGAAAGGTACGCTGAGTACCGCTACAAACCAAGCTTTGTTACTGGACAAATGCGATCTAATTTCGCACAAAGCTTAGATACTTGGCATTTAGCCCAAGACTTTGGGTCACTGCCGGCATTAAATGCTTCATTTATAGAAGAAAATCCGCCAGTAGACCGAGTAACAGCAGTACAGAATTATCCAAATATGATTTTGGATATGTACTTTAAATTAAAATGTGCTAGACCAATGCCAACTTATGGCGTTCCTGGTCTGATTGATCATTTCTAATGGCTTTTCCATTAGGCGTAGCCTTAATGGCTGGTAGTACAGTTGTTGGCCAACATATGGCCAACAGGGAAAATAAAAGAGCTTCTCAAGCTCAAATGGCCTTTCAAAAAGATATGTCTAATTCCTCTTATGTGAGAGGAATGCAAGACATGAAAAATGCCGGTCTTAATCCCATATTAGCCGGCAAAATGGGAGGAGCATCGACACCAGGTGGAGCTACCTATCAGGCAAAAAATATAATGGAAGGTGCGTCAAATTCAGCACAATCAGCCATGCAAACAAAACAATTATCGCAACAAGTCGATATAACAGGCAAATCAGCAAGATTTGCAAATATAACAGGCATACCTATTGAGTATGCAAACCCATTTATGAAACAAGCTTATTCAGCATCATATATGACAAAAAATGCGCTTGAATCTGCAAGCATTGCGGAAAAGATGAAAGCAGGCAAACCTTCACCAATAGTGAAAATAAACAAAAAAACTAAGCTACCTTTAATCACAGAAAAGGCAAATAAATACTTTGATGGAAGTACTTTCCTCAAAGGCAAAAAATACAATATTTTTGGGGACTCAAAAAAATGAAAAAACTTGAAAAAGTAATACCTTTCAGAACAGCTTATGAACCACATAAGCCTTGTTTTTTTCATACAGAAGGCGAAAGCCTGACACAACAGCATTTCCAAGAGGAATGCGATATAATTAATATTATAAAAAGACATGACAGGAATGGAATTATAGAACACGTACATCGTGGCCAAGCCCGATACGGAGATTTCTCTGAAGTAACAGATTACAGAGAAGCATTAGACCTGGTTAGAAATGCCCAGGAAGAATTCATGACAATTCCGTCAGATATAAGAAAACAATTCGACAATAATCCGGGAAAATTCTACGAATTTGTTAGCAATCCGGATAACAAAGACGAATTAATAAAAATGGGATTTATAGAACAATCCCAAGAAGCTGTGGCTCCGTCCTCAGCTACAGACCCTATTCCGGAAAGCGGCGAGCCATCAACAGCTCAAGAGCGTTCGGAATAGGCCACACAGTTGACTACTTGATGTCAACTGTGTGGAGTGACACCAACCTAATAGGAGATCTATCATGTATAGAAAAAAAATGAGTAGAAAACGTTCATCAAAAGTTTTCAAAAGAACAGCAATGAAAGTAAACAGAAAAAATAACATTAAGCCAATGCGAGGCGGTTATAGAATATAACAATGAAATGCTACCACCCTCTCACGGCCTTCAGAATAGATGGTAAAATAGTATTTAATAGCCCCTTCCCTTATGCGAAGGGGTTTAATTTACCATGTGGGCAATGTGTAGGGTGTAGACTAAATTATAGCAGACAATGGGCAACTCGTATTATGCACGAGGCCCAAATGCACGATAAGTCGTGCTTTATAACATTAACTTTCAATCCAGAATCATTAAATAAAAGAGAAGTACCTACTTCTCTAGATGTGCGCGAATTTCAGCGTTTTATGAAACGTCTGAGAAAGAAGCACGGGAAGCATATCAGATTCTTCCACTGCGGAGAATATGGAGAAGAAAACCAAAGACCACATTATCATGCAATAATATTTGGTTATGACTTCCCAGATAAAACATTACATACAGAAAGAAAAGGTTACAAAATTTACGAAAGTAAAGAATTAGCACAAATATGGCCATATGGATTTAGTACCATTGGCAATTGTGAATTAGAAAGTGCAAGTTATGTTGCACGATATGTAATGAAAAAACAAAAAGGAACAGAAGAACAAACAAAAATAGATCCCTTAACAGGGGAGGTGACACAAAACAAACACGAATACTGCACTATGAGTAGAAAACCGGGAATAGGATATGACTGGTTTAAGAAATACATAACAGATGTATTTCCACACGACTACGTCGTAATAAAAGAAAAAAAAACAACAGTACCAAGATATTATCTTGAACTATTAAATAATCCATTACACAAAGAAACATATAACCCTGAGTTATATGAAAAAATAAAACAAGCCAGAAAACAAAGACAAAAAGATAAGCCAGTGTACGACGGCTATGATGAAAATCTAGACCGTTTATGGGTAGAAGAAGAAGTAAAATTACAAAGCTTAAAACAGCTTATAAGAGACCTATAAAAAAAGTTTGACTCGTAATATATATTATGTAACCATAATCAGCATGTTAAACATTATGCGACAACGAGGACAAAATGGACAAAAACGAAAAATTACAATCAAAAAATATTTATTCAATATACGACAAAGTATCAGAAATATATGCACCACCATTTATAGAACTTACAGATGGCACTGCAATACGAGCTTGTACGGACTTATTACAACGACCAGAATTACCTTTTGGGAAATATCCAAAAGATTACCATTTAGCAAGAATTGGTAGATGGGTAGAAACAGAGGGCTTTGTTAGCCCTACTGAAACAACAACAATTATTGAATTCGAAGTACTATCGGATTCAACAAAAAAGGAATAAAACATGAATATATCCTCAGGTTCATTACCATCAACATTAAGTAAAGACTTTAGTAGAGTGCCTAAAGTAGATATACAAAGATCAGTTTTTAATAGAGATCACGGTTTAAAAACAACATTTGATGCCGGAAGTTTAATACCAATCTTCTATGATGAAGCATTACCTGGGGATACATTTCAAATGGACGCCAACGGCTTTGGCCGTTTGGCTACACCAATAAATCCATTTATGGATAATTTATATATAGAAACATTCTTTTTTGCAGTACCATATAGATTAATATGGGACAACTGGGAAAAGTTTTGTGGAGAGCAAACAAACCCGGGCGATAGCACGGATTATTTAGTACCAACAACAACTACAACACCAGCAAATTCAACTTTGTTTGACTATTTTGGTGTTCCAACAAATGTTAATTTAACATTTAATAATTTATGCGGTAGAGCATATAATTTAATATACAACGACTGGTTTAGAGATGAAAATCTTCAAAACAGCGTAACAGTCGACAAAGGAGACGGACCAGATACAGCAACCGATTACGTGTTGCTAAAAAGAGGTAAAAGACACGATTATTTTACTAGTGCTTTACCTTGGCCACAAAAAGGCGACGCCGTAGCATTACCATTAGGTACAAACGCACCTGTTAAAGGTATTGGAAAATTAGACCAAACTTTTACTGGTTCTAATGGACAGTTTTACGAAAGTGATGGTACAAGACCAACATATGCAAGTTACGGTAAAATAGCCGGAACAAATGGTGATTATTATATAGAAGAAAATACTAATAATACCGGATATCCCGGTGTTTATGCAGATTTATCTGAAGCAACTGCAGCTACCATAAACCAATTAAGAGAAGCATTTCAAATACAACGTCTTTATGAAAAAGACGCTAGAGGTGGAACAAGATATACAGAAGTAATCCAAAGTCATTTTGGAGTTACATCACCAGACGCTAGATTACAAAGACCAGAATATCTAGGCGGA